AGGCCTAGAGTCTGAAGTGTTTTTGCTTGGTATCTGGAAAGACTACGAAGAGCTAGAATCTTCTCTATCCATGCCAGAGATACTAGCAACTCTAAATTCAAAAAGAGATTTGGATTATCAAGAAAAAAAGTTTTTAGCTGCCATTCAGGGCGTAGACCTAGATAAGCAAAGCGGCAAAAAGAATGAGTGGGAAGAGATGAAGGCAAGAGTCTTTAGTAAGGGACAGGCATCCAATGCCAGTGACGTAGTCGCCCTGCAGGGTGCAAATGCTCAGAAGGCAGGCTTTGGCATAGGAATGGGGCTAAGCTACCAAGACCTTACAAAAAAATAGCTCTTTGTGATATAATGGTTCTAGCCTAACTATGGGCGAACGAGAGGAAACAATGGCGACAACAGTCAACGAAAAGAATACACTTGTACTCATCGATGGAACAAAGATTGAAGTTCGTCCACTCAAGATATCACTACTTCGTAGCTTTATGAAAAAGTTTGAGGGAATTGCAGCGGTGGCGGAAGATAACGATAAGTCAATGGATTTGCTTATGGGGTGTGTACAGATTGCAATGCAACAGTACAAGCCAGAGCTAGCGGAAGACTTAGGTGCCCTAGAGGATAACCTAGATCTTCCAACAGTATACAAAATTGTAGAAGAGGCTTCTGGAATTAAACTTTCAGACACTTCTGTAGCAAGCAATTTTGCACGATAATTAATAAGAGGTGCTAGTGAATGGCTGATATCCAGTCAAACTTAAGAATCAATGTAGACACTGGAAATGCTTTAGCGCAAATCAAGAGTCTACAGAGACAGATATCGGCTTTTCACGACTCCCTTAGAAATTCTGGAAATGCCGCAAATCAGGCAATCTCAAATAATCTTTCTAAAAATCTTTTAAATTCTGTAAATTCTACGCAGAAATTTTCTGCATCTTTAACAACAGTCAATGACGCCTCGCAGTCATTCACGAGCGCACTTGAGCGTAATAAGCTGTCCATGGGGCAGTATTTTAAGTTCGCAGGTGGCTCTACAAAAACTTTTGGCAAGCTATTTAAAAATGAATTTAATACAATTGAAACTGTTGCCCGCGAAAGAGTAAAGACTTTACAGACGCAGTATATCCGTATGGGAAGAGATGCCAACGGGGCACTTGAGGCCATTAAGGTCAGACCTCTTCGTCTAGACATGCAAAACCTGGGTACACAGGTTGCAATGACTGCACAGAAGCAGCAACTATTTAATCAGCTTATGAAGCAGGGGTCTACAAATCTTCTAAACTTTGGTAAAAATACTCAGTGGGCTGGTCGTCAGCTTATGGTTGGCTTTACAATTCCGCTTGCACTCATGGGATCTATGGCTATAAAAGAGTTTAGAAAGATTGAAGAGCAAGCTGTAAAATTCCGAAGAGTTTATGGAGGAATGTTTAACTCCAGTTCTGAGACTGAAAAGGCTTTGCAGAACGTTCGTGAGCTAGCAAACGAGTTTACCAAGTACGGAATCGCAGTCGAGAAAACCATTGATCTTGCTGCCAAGGTTGCGCAGATGGGTAACGCTGGAGCAGCACTAGAGCAGCAAGTTGTTCAGGCCACAAGGCTTTCTGTGCTGGGCGGCATGGAACAGATGGACGCACTAGATACTACGATATCGTTAACCAATGCTTTTGGAATTGAAGTTGAAGATCTGGCTAACAAAATAAACTTTCTTAATGCAGCAGAAAACCAAACAATTCTATCTATCGAAGATTTCAACACAGCAATACCTCTCTCTGGTTCTGTTGTAAAGCAGTTGGGTGGAGACGTAGAGGACCTCGCCGTTTTGCTAACTGCAATGCGTGAAGGTGGAATTAACGCCAGCCAAGCTGGTAATGCACTAAAGTCTAGCTTAGGTAGGCTTATTGCTCCTAGTCGTAATGCAAAGGAAACACTAGGAAGCTTTGGGATTGATGTTCTCGGCATTGTAAATGAAAATGCTGGAAACTTAATGGGTACTATCGATACCCTTGCGTATGCACTAAATGCGCTAGACCCATTGAGCCGAGCAAGATCAATCGAGGCACTCTTTGGAAAGTTCCAGTTTGCCAGGATGTCCACTTTGTTTTCCAATATCGTAAGGGATGGTAGCCAGGCCAGCAAAATACTAAAGCTAACGACAGCCTCTGCCGCAGAGCTGCAGGTCGTTGCAAATAGAGAGCTCAAGGCCGTAGAGGAGTCTCCAGCATTTAAGCTGCAAAAGCAAATAGAGCAGCTACAGGCATCACTAGCACCTCTAGGTGCAGAATTTATAAAGGTTCTCTCACCGCTGATTGATTTCGGTATAAAGGTGCTGAAAAGCTTTAATAACATGGATGATGGGGCGAAGGCTTTTGTTACAAATGTAGTAACAGCTCTTGGACTCATAGCCCCCGTTGCTCTTATGAGCTTTGGTCTGATAGCCAATGGTATTGCAAACTTTATCAAGGGCGCTAACTTTGTAAGAATTTTATTTGGTAAGCTAGCTGGAGCTGGTACTGGGTTAAATCAGATGACAACCTATATGACACAAGAACAGCTTGAAGCTACAGCGTCTGCTACATCGCTTGGTCACGCACACAGCCAGCTAACTTCAACCTTCACATCTGAAAAAATTGCACTAGATGGCCTGATCAATTCTTATCGAAATGCCACATCTGCAATGTCTGCCTTTTCTGGTGTTAGTGCTCAGTCTAGAATTAGACCTGGAGCTGCACCAACTCAAACTAAGAAGTACGCATCTGGAGTTTTGAGCGTTCCTGGCCCAAAGGGTAAGGGAGATGTTGTACCAGCTATGCTATCTCCAGGTGAAGCAGTTATACCAGCAAAACAGGCTGATAAGTATCGAGGATTTATTCAGCAAATGATTTCGGGTGGGGTACCTGGATTCTTCAAGGGTGGTTTTATTGGTATGCCAAAGTCTTCTAAGTCAGTTATAAAAGACAGAGAAGCTGGCAAAGAAATTTTCCAGAATGTTGCTAATAGCAAATATAAAAATGTTGCACCAACTGAGTATGGCCATCAGTTAGCTAAGACAACTGGTCACAGCTTTCCAATTTTTGGATTAGGTGGAGTTTACCTATCTCCATCTGGTAAAAAAGTTTTCGTAAAGCCAGTTAGAGACGAAAAATCCGCACTTGCTGAACAGAGGGGCACTCAGATTGCAAGGATGGCCCATGACCTAAAAGCTCCTGAGCAACGAATAGTTGTTATGCGTGACCCCACAGACATGAAAAGAAAGAGAAAGTTCTTAGCTCTAGAGTCAGACCTGAATCCGCAGTTTGTAAATAACGACGAAAAGGCTGTATTTAATAAAGAACAATACTTTAGGCAACTCACAGCATCACTTCTTAGAGCAGACAAAGACTTGGCTGCTGGAAACATGTTCGGTGATGTAGTAGCCGACGTTGGCCCAGCTGGAGTCTTCAGTCGTGCATCTGGTGTTAGGGACTATTCTTCCGACCTACCCTCTATGGAAGATCAGGCAACTGTAAACCTTCTTGGCGTTAAGGGCGGAGCAAAGCGGGCATTCGCAGAGTCAACTGTTGGACTAATGGGCGACATGGGCGGCCAACAATACCATCAGAACATGCTTAGGGAGATTCAGAGGGTACTACCCAAGCTTCGTCAGACAGTCGCTAGCTTTGGTCTGACAGATACAAAAGACATAGATGTTTATAATGGAATGATCAGGAGACTTGAAGAGGGCCTTAATGTGGACTGGTCTCGATTCCACACAATGCACTCCGCTGTTAAGGTAAGTAAGCCAAGGCAGACTACAAAGCCGATGCCTGCCTATTCAGATGGCGTTTTGAGCGTCCCTGGACCAAAGGGCAAGGGCGACGTAATACCAGCTATGCTATCTCCAGGTGAGGCTGTAATCCCTGCAAAGAAGGCACAGAAATATCGTGGATTTATCCAGCAAATGATTTCTGGAAATATCCCTGGATTTCGTGGAGGAACTCCTGGACTTGGCATCGATGTGGGAGAGAAAAAGTTTAATCTCAATACCACTGCTTCTGCTGCAGCAATAATTCAGAAAGAGGCATCGACATTCGCAGCAACTGGGCAGGATGCTGCAAGGGTTGTGTCTCAAACTTTGTCTTTGATAGAAAAGTCTGTAAAAACTGGTTTGGGAGACTTTAGATCAAAACTTGCAATAATTAATGAGGCTGAAACTGGCATGGGTCCAAAACCAACTCTAGCAAGGGCTGGAAACGAAAAGGCCGCAGAAAAGGTTCAAGGAAAGCCAGGCTCCATTCCAAGCATTCCAAAGCAGGTTGCAAACGATCCAAACCTTAAAAGACCTTTTGACTTGGCAAGCGGACAAGCTCAAGGGCAGTATGAACATGCTGTATCCAAGGGCATCAGCCCTAAAAAAGCAATTGACATAACGGGATATGATCCTAATGACCCTAGCAAAACTGGGGTTGAACAATCTCATCGCGGCAAGATGGGCGCAATGAAGTCCGATCCGCTTGCTTGGGCAACTGGAGCAACAGACCTAGATTCTAGGATGGAAAATAACCAGATTGATGTTATGTCTAGGGGCGGCGAAGATGGACGTCAAATGCAAATCTTTGAGGCAGCAGCCAAAAGTCTGGGGCTAAACATAACGAGCCTTCGTGATACAATTTTGCAAAACTCAGCATTGTCAGAATCAGAAAGATCTCAATTCGCTGCCGTTACAAAGGAAGTCTCGACAAATCCAGAGCTTTCTGCTGGAAAATTTAGAACAAAAGCAGATGAAAACTCTTACATGATGAAGAATCAGATGCTTGATGCTGGCTACGAAAATGTCGATATTCAAAATCAAACAGACTATAGAGCATACGTAGATGAAAGAGATCCAGCATTCGCTGCAGTAGATCAAAGGAAGAGCGAAATAGTTAATTCTTCTAGAAGAGCGTTGGAAGAAAAAGATCCAGAGCTGGCTCAAAAAGCTTTTAATGTTGGAGACGAAATCGGAACTAACCTTGTTGCTGGAGCAAAGCAAGGTGCAGACGAAGAGGGAGATATGCGCTCCCCATCTCGTGAAATGTTCGAGCGGGGAAAGAACCTTGTTCGTGGAATACTTGACGGTGTTCAAGAGGGATACAGAGAGTCTTCCGGCGAAACTCTTCCAACTTCATCTGTTCCAAAGCCACCATCAATTCCAGGATTAGATGCTCCAAAGCCACCTCCAATTGTTAATCAGGATAAAGCTAGGGGGGCATCCATTGGCAAGAAGTTCTTCAAAAAGACAGAAGGCTTCCTTGAAAACCAAATTATGGGAGATGGAGCCTTTGGCAAAACAGCTATGGGCACAAATCTTAGAGAAGCATTTGATGCCAATAATGGCATAGGTCCCGTAGAGGACATAGGGGGAGAGACTCAGCTTGATAGGAGTAAGAGGGAGCTTTTAGCTCAGCAGCAAAGCGTTCAAGCAGTAAACGCAGCTCAGCTTAACCAAGAAAAATCTATCAATATCGAGGATGGTATTCTCAATGATGAAGAGGCTATCAATATTCGTAATGAGGACGGATCTCTAAAAACTAGAAGACAAATTATTCAAGAAGAGAAGGACCTTCAAAACAAAAAAGCAATGAACCAAAGGCAGCAAAATCGAGAAGACAGAAAACTTATTGCTCAAGATAGAGCTCAGAAACGTCAGTCTCGTGCAGGAAAAGCTTTGGGTGTTTTGGGGACAGCTTCTATGGTGGCAGGAATGGCTTCTGGCGTGGAAGGGAAGGTTGGGGAAATTGCACAAAAGATAATGCCAGCCCTATTTGCTCTTTCAGCAATTGCTCCAATCCTTATGGCACTCTCTTTGCCTCTAGCAGCACTTGCATTAATAATTGGTGGAGTTGCTTTTGGCTTGTACAAGTGGAACGAGATGATAGAGAAGTCTAGAAAAGAAGGTGAGGCTCTTGGTAATGCCTTGACTTTGTCCACCGACAAGCTTATAGCTTTTGCTGAGTCTACTGGCAAGGTGTCAGCTACGGAGGAGCGCAGAGCAACTGAGGTAAATCAGCTTTCCGGAGAAAGCGAAAAGACTAGAAAATTTGGGATGACGTTCCTGCAGTCTGATGGAGGCAAGGGGCTTCTATCAGACATAGGTACAATGACTTCTTCTGGAATGGGCAAGCAAGAGTCTGCAGAGGCGTCTGGAAGACAGCTAGCTATGATGATGGCCCAGGGTCTCATAAGCTCTGGAGAGGCATACAGTATTGCTGCAGCAATCGGCACTGAGCTGAACGATTATAATTTCTCTGCGAGCCTGGTTGGATCCCTGGTAGAGCTTACTGGTCCAAACGGGGAAGACCTAACCAAAGACCCACTGAAGGTAATGGTTGCCATTCAAGAAGAGTCTATGTCGAGTGTATCTGACTTTGCAGCACTAGCTGCAGACCAAGAGACTTTGGCAAATGACGTCAAGGATAAGATTTCAGAAAAAAGGATTAAAGCCAGAACAGAAAGAGACTTGCGTTATGCCCAAGGCGGATTGGATAGCATTGCGGCAGGATATGAAGGCTTCATTGCAGATGCAAGCAAAATCTTATCTCTATCTCCTTTTTCTACGCTTAACCCCCAAGACTTGTACTCAGACGAAGTTGTTGGAAATAATGACTTAGAGTTTATTATTGAAAAAAACAAGGAGTCGGCAAAGCTTCAGTCCGCCAGCATTCAGGTTGGAGTAAATCAGATACAGCAAAATCAGCAGCTTCTAGACTCTCTGACCAAGCAATACTCGACTCAAATAAAGCAAAAAGAAGAACAAGTTGCTCAAACCAAGGATGCAGAAAAAAAGCTAGCTTTAGAAAAAGATCTAGAAGCACTCTATGCGAAGAGAGATTCAGACTTAGCTACACTTAATGCAAGAAATGCGACATCTATGGATCAAATAGTTGCAATGAAGGACACCCTAGATCCTAAAGTGTTTGACGAAGCCATAAAAGCTTCAGTGCTTTCTCAGTTTGAAGATGACGACCCGATGAAAATACTTGCAGAAAATGCAGTTAAGAATCTTAATGCCTTAGAAAACTCTAGCTTTAAAACTCAGATTCAGTTGCAGTTTGCCTCTGGAGAGCTGAGCATGGATGGTGTTCAAAAGCTTCTTGACATAGTGGATAAAAACCCCAGAATAAAATACAGGTTTGATGCAATTGTCGACATGAAGGGGGCCGCTCAGGGGGGCCAGCTTCTAGACTTGTTAGTAAAAACTGGTATGAGCGAAGATGGAATAAGCAGACAAATCGATATTTTTGCAGGAATAAGCTCAACTGAAGACTTTGACCAGAGAATGGAAGCCCTAGCTCAAGTAGCTAACATGGCTACTGAGTATGGGTTTAAAGTAAATCTAGAAACCACAGATAATAAAAATACATTAGAAGATGTCACGAGAATGGTCAATCTCATAAAAGACATGCCAGATACGGTTACTCAAGAATTCTTGGTGGAATTTAATAAAGATTTGAAAGACCCAGACCTTCAAGCAATTATTGACAATTGGGATACCATTTTCGGCGTGGGCATGACTGGCTCAGCACAAGTGCTTGTTGATTTTGTGGCAACTGGAGATTTTGACTCGATTAGCAGATACTTTGATAGTCTCGGCCTAGACGCACAATCAAGGGCTGCATATGGTAAGTCTATGGCGATGAGCCCAGGATTCGAGCAAGAGATAAGAGCCAAAGCAGCAGCTAATGATGTCGCGAACCGACTTAACAAAACGGAAGAGGGAAAAACCCCCAAAAAAGACCCTAGCGGGAACAAGTCAGACCCAGTTGAGAACATTCTTAATAAACTAAAGCAGTTAAGAAACCATACGATTGATGCTACTGGTGGTTTTAAAGAACTGCTTCGTGTTCTTGGGGGCAACAAGGAAATAACAGTATTTAGGGGAATGGATCAACTTAGCTTGGGTGCAAAGTTTGGCAAAGAGTTTGCTGGATACCTTTCTGGATTAGACGAAGACACGCGCAAACTTTTTGTAGAGTTTAAAAAGGGTGGGCCAATCCTTACAGAAATTGGCCAAGCAATGCGGAAGGCATTTGCTGATGTTGCAATTGGTGAATTCCAGATAAATCTAGTAGAATCCATGACTGCTCTTTTAAATCAAAGAACTGCAATGGAGACACTCACAAAAAAGGGTGTCGAGTACGCAGATGCCCTTAAGCTAGCAACAAATGAAACCATAGCACTTGCTATTGCTTCAGGAGAGCTAAGCGGAGGAGAGCTAGATGAATTAATCGGTAAAGTAAAAGAATTCAGGAAAGAATCAGAAATTAGCAGTGTCATAGACGACGTTAACAAGGCGATAAATGATTTTGTCGATGACTTATCCGTAAGAAGAAAGATAAACTTAAACTATTCTGACCTGCAAGAGCAAGCAATCCTTAATGACGGCACCCTACGGGCAATGGTTAAGCTTGGACAGGCTGGATCAGATGCCTTTAAGACAAGACTTCAGCAAATAATGTCAAGCCCAGATTTCTTAAATGATGTATTCTCAAGGGGCTTTTCGAATGTACAAGAAGCATTTAGGGTGCAAGAAGAGCAATTATCTAAATCCTTTGAGAATGCCCTAAAGAGTGGAACACTAGCAGACTTCAGTTTTGCTGAAAAATTCGGTATTGATGAGCTAGCAGCTATGATAGGGATGACTGAACAGCAAATAAAAGACTTAATGGACATAGATGGCCCAGTATCTATAATTGAGATTGCCGAGCAGCAGATAGCTACCTTAAACTATGAGATGGATGACTTCCAGGCACAGCTAGATGAAATTAGCCTAAAAGAAGAAAAGATTAATAGCAAGTACGAGGAAAGACTCTCTGCTCTAGATAAGACTCTAAAGATAAACAAGGAGAATGCAGCTATACAGAAGAGCCAGCTTTCGCTTGCATCAGCATTATCAACTGGAGACATAGCAGCAGCAGCGAAGGCTGCTCAAGAACTTAGACAGCAGCAAGCAGATGCCAGAGAAGTAAGCCAAAAGAACACCCTTGAAAAATCTAGAGAGCAAGAACTAGCGGCAATTGTATCGTCAAACCTTCTAACCAGAGAAGAGATTGAAACCAGGGTTAAAGATATACAAAGGAAAATAGCTGATATAGAAGAGTCTAGGCTAGAGCCAGCACAAAGACTACTAGAGTTGTCAGGACTACTAGAGAGCAAGCAGCTAGATTATCAAACAGTTTTGAATAAGACCAAAGAAGCTTGGGATAACATTAAGCTATCTGTCGATGCAGCAAACATAACTGGAAAAGACTTTATCGATACAATGAATGCTGCGATAGCAGCAGCTGCCGCATTGCCAGGAGCAATTGCTGCCCAAAACGATGCACTTGGTGGAGCAGGAGAGCCAAGACCAGCTAATTCGACAGAAGCAGCTGCAGCGCCAGAAGCAATTAAGCCAAGAATTAACTCATCATACACTGTTGCTGCAGAAGCACAAGCTGCTGGAAACACCAGGGCAGCCGTTATAGATAGGGACACGGCGAAGACTGCTGCTATAGCTGCTGTTCGGGATGGAGGACTATCGGTTGGGAACACAACAATAAAGGCTTCCAGCACTCTAAATTTTGCTGAGCAAGTCCAAGCTATTGTTCTTTCTAATAGAGAGGCATTTGCTAATTCCACAAGCGCTTCTCAAAAGAGTGCTCTTCAAAAAGAAAACGTTCGATTGATGCAAGCGTCTGGTCTAAGGTTTGCTGCTGGAGGCGCTGTGCCTGGAGATATGGGTGGCGGAAAGATAAGAAGATTTGCCGCTGGCGGTGGAGTAAAGTATTATCCTATGGGAGGCCTTATTCCATACAAGGCTCAGGGTGGACTTTTCCAAAGCATTAACACGGATACTGTGCCAGCAATGCTAACTCCAGGAGAGTTCGTGGTTAGGCGTTCAGCCGTAGATGGCTTTGGAGTTAATAATTTAAAATCAATAAATAATGGCACATACGCAGGCGAATCAGTGTATAATTATAGCGTCAACGTAAACGTTAAATCAGACTCAAATCCAGATCAAATAGCTAGATCCGTAATGAATCAAATTAAGCAGGTAGACTCTATGAGACTAAGGGGTAGTAGGTTCTAATGGCAACTAAAGATTACCTATTAGGAAGAAAAGGCCAGCGTGGCCGTCCACAGGGTATGCTGTTTTCGGATAATCCAGGTACCATCGTAGACGGTTTCTATATTCCTAATGGAATAGAAATTGGGGCAGACACAGCAGAAACAGATGAGTCACTTTTGAGTCAATTTATAATATTGTCTGATGACAATAGAGATGCGATATCCATGCAACAAGATCGAATTGAGCAAAGACAAAGAATGATTAATGGAAGAATGCGATCATATCATATTGCAGATAAACTTAACATTAATACTTCTTGGAACATGTTGCCATCAAGAGCGTACTCGCTCCCCGCAGACTTTGACGAAGCTACTGGAAAGTCTCCATATAAAAACTCAAACAACCAGGAATACACTACCGATGGGGGAGCAGGAGGTGTTGAGCTTTTAGATTGGTACAATAATCATCAGGGTTCTTTTTGGGTTTACTTAGCATACGATAATTACAAAAACTTTGGAGATGACCCATCCTCATTTAATAAATTAAATAGATATAATGAAATAGTTGAAGTATTCTTCGCAGACTTTCAGCACAGTGTTGAGCGTAGAGGCGGAAGCAATTATGACTTTTGGAATATATCTTTGGCACTGGAAGAGGTATAATGTTCCAGGACCAAGAGTTAAAAAATCACCTAGAAACTTCATCCGTAATAAACCTAGAGTCTTCTGTTATTGCAGAGTGGAACATGAATATTGCAGAAAATGTTTCTAAGATAGGAAACTATCGGTATAGGCCGCTTGAAAGAATAACCCTGCCAGTTGCTGAGCAGAGTGTCTATGCAGCATTGCCAAATAATTTTACGGAATACGATGAGGGCAGATTCTATACTGGAGCAACAGATGCAGACACCATCTTTGATGGCGGAGTAGATGACCAAGACATCCCTATAACATTCTTATCTCAAAAAGAAAAAGAAAAGCTTTTATTTTCTTTAGAAGATTGCTTTAATAAGTTTAGGCCCAGGTCTGGTATAAATAAACTAAGATACTTTGCTGATAGATACACATTTCACTCAAATCCAGAGCAAGCAAGACGTCCAAGGTATTACATGGCACACAAAGATGACCAGTTTAAATACTGGACATCCTACCGTACCGATTCTGGGGTAGAACGTGGAATAGCAAACCAACCATACCAAAATCAACACTACATAGACGACACAGCTCCATTTATAGTATATAAAAACCAGGTCCCAGCAAACAGAATTGTAGTAAAGATGCAGACGAATGTTGGGGACATCGACTTAGGGCCATTCTCCAATCTATCCTCGCCTTATCCAGATCCATTTTATGGATATCAAAATCAGACTACTCCAGCAAAGTGGAAAGTTCAATACCTCTCTGGAGATAGCTGGATTGATGCACTATCGTTTGATGTGAACTCATCCAGGACTGATGGAACAGCAATTATCAAAAGTGATGGCTACATTGAGATATCCTATGGGCTAATCATTCCAGAACAATACAAAGATATATTCGTAAAGTCTGGGGACTACTCTTCAGAATCCTTGTTGCCACAAACCAGTTTCTTGGGGTCTTCGTACTTGGTAAAAAAATCTGCAACAGATGTAGGTAAGTATTATGTATGGAGCGGTACTTCTTATGAGACATTTACTCCGATTTACGGCTGGTATTTACAAGAACAAGACATGAATGAGAACACTGCCCTTGTTTCAGAAATGACAAATCCAGAAACATACTTGGATGAATCAAACGGAGAGATAAGAAATACAGAGTTTCAGTATCTATCTGGTCTTCGGTTAGTAGTAGATACTATGAATGTTCAAGATTCAACATTTGATCTTATAGAGCTATCTCCAAGATTAAAGACAGACCTTTCTGAAAAAACTGTGTCATTTCAAATTTCTAAAAATGCCTCTGATCTTGGCATTAGCGGTATGCCAGTAGGTCAGCTTCTGGCATCTACTGGATCAATAGAAATCTTTGACTATGATAATGCTTTTATTAAAGAAAATTCAAATAGCATAGTTTCTAGTTTTATATCAAATAATTTTCAAATTAAATTTTATGAAAAAATATTTCTACCATCAAAACTGGTGAGATATGTGCCAGTCAAAACAATGTACTCTGACGGATTTCCGAAAGCCAACGCCAACAATAGGTCTATTAATATAAACCTAAGAGACCTATTCTTTTACTTTGAGTCAATCAATGCTCCACAGGTATTAATACAGAACGCCTCTGTTAGCTATGCCGTATCTCTTATAATGGACTCAATAGGATTTGCTAATTATCAATTCTTAAAAGTATCTGAAGAATCAGAGGCTGTTATTCCATATTTTTATGTTGGACCAGATATGACGGTAGCTCAAGTTCTTAATGATATAGCAATCTCAACTCAAACAGCAATGTTCTTTGACGAATACAATAACTTTATCATGATGAGCAAAGAGTATATGATGCCAGAAGAATCTACCAGAGATGTAGATTTAACGCTATTTGGATCAAAGGACTTTATAAAAGATGAAGCTTACACAAACAAGCAGACATCTGCGTACCTTGCAAACATTGAAGAGGTTACCTCTCAGGATAACGAAGTTTATAATGATGGAAAAATAAACTATACATCTAGATATATTCAAAGATCAGTAGGAACGATTCAGCAAGCATCACTTCTGGATGAGGAAAAATTTTGGACATATAAGCCAGCACTTCTTTGGGAGGTCACTGGAACTGAGGCTACTAAGTCTCAAAACGATCAGTCAAATACTCAATCAAGCTATGTGCTTTCGGCTATGCCATTAAACTCTGACCTTAGCCAATCAGTTCCGCAGGTCATAAATAGGCAAGTGGTTAATAACGTAATTGATTTTGGAGAAGGGATTTACTGGTTGAGCAGGTATAGGGGCTATTTCTATGCAAACTCAGAAGTAGTAAAATATGATGCAATTCAGTTTAACATTTCTGGTACTGGCAATGTTTGGATATCTAGTACACAAGAATATCAAAAATACTTTTCAACAATTCCATTTAATGGAAAGCTGTACCCCACTGGCCTAGTAAGAATATACTCTGAGCCTAGTTTTGAGGTTATAGATGGAACCACCTACCTTTCAAATGGCGCTGTCGTAAAGCATGGGAGGGGGCAGTTCGGAACTGAGATTGTTTCTCATACAGCTGGAATAGATCCTTATTGGTATAATAATGACAACGTGCGAGGATGCACCATGTCATCATCACACCTTTTTTCCAATACCCCTGTTCCCACTACAGAAATTGGGGCAGCTGGGATTAACAATATTCTTGCAACAAAGACAACAAGGAATAGCATTATCCGTAACTTTATGAGCAGTTCCTTTATTAACGAGAATACAGCAAACAATCTTTATTCTACTCAGAAAGGTTCTGTACAGGCATCCGCCCTAATCATGAATGGTCCCAGATTTAACACCACAGAATCCCCCCTTGACTTTATTTCATATGTACATAAGCCATTAACAAATAAGTTTAAGCACTTCGGAACAAGGATGAGGATAATCGGAAAGATTGAAAACAATGAAAATAGAGATCAAACCCCAGTAGGAAGTACTTCATACTACGAAGCTCCTGGCGCAACCCCAGCTAATAATATTAATATTGGTGGAGCTTCTGGCGGACTGGCCGTAATGATTAATCCAGAAACAAACAACGGATACTATTTTGAGCTAATAGCCTTGACAGACATTGACGGAACCACGCAGGATACTGGACCAGATATCTTTAACTTAGTGTTTTATAAGATAGAAAAGAAAGTCGGAGATTCTTCAGCCATACCAGTAAAGCTATGGACTGGACTTGCGAATATCATAGCTGACAGCGGAAGCTTCGTTGGTCAGTCTCGTATGGTTGGCGAGACAAACTCTACCGTATATGACGTCGCAGTCGAATATCAAAACTTTGGAACATCTAGAAGATTTTATTTATATATAAATAATAAGCAGGTTGCAACGGTAGATGACCCTAGCCCACTGCCAGAATATAACAACATGGGATTATTCGTAAGAGGTTCTGCAAGGTGTATGTTTGAAAACATATATGCCATTGCAAACAACTACAGCCAAAACACAATATTTGCACTCGACACTCCAGTAAGCTCAGTGTTTGATGACGACGAAGTCCTTGTTAGCGAATCATTTAGAAAATATTCTATGAGCGGTATCGTAAAGCAAACCTATCTCTCTGGTATTAGCTCATCAGAACCGCCGAAATACAACATGTACTTTGATGAGTTTGGAACTATTATGCGAGAGGCCTCTTACTTTAATGTGAGATACGATAAGGCTTACCCTGCATTGTACGCAAAGCTTTCTCCTACTTATAACAGCATAAAGGGCTATACTGTATCTGGCTTCTTAGCTGGGGCATACGGTGCAGAGTTCTTAATATTTAATGCCACAGATACAGCTTTGAGCCTAGATGAAAGTAGCGGAAATTATCTTAGGATTCAGGGTGTTACATTCACGCAGGAGTCAGTCAATGAATTAAGTGTGGATGAATATTTTTCTAGAAAGAGTGACTTTTCTAATATAGACTTTGTTCCTACTAGCACCATATCTTCTCCATCTGTAGCCAAGCAACAGTACCAAGACATTAAATTCAGTCGCATGACCCATGGCAAGAAAGAGTTTTCTCTCCAGGCGCCATACATTCAAAGCCAGGATGATGCAAATAATCTTATGGGGTGGATGATATCTAAAATAATGAAGCCAAGAAAATCTTTAGGAATCAAAATTTTTGCAATGCCGATTATTCAACTTGGAGACATCGTAAAGATAGACTATACAAATAAAGATGGGGTATCTGAAATTACAAACCCATCAAGCAGGTTTGTAGTGTATAGTATTGAGTACGACAGGTCCTCTGCTGGACCATCTATGAACGTATATGTTAGCGAGGTTGTGTAGTGGTAAATCCAACACCAATGATTCCACAGTCTACCGCAAGCTCTTCAGAGTTAGGGATTAGAGTAGCGAGTCCCGACATCATTCTTATTGACAACGAAGCTCTATCGATAGAGCTTATGACAAACTTAGTCTTTGAAAATATCGGTGGCAGAGAAATTCTAAGCATTTCCAGAAGCGACACCGTAAATGGACAAAATATAATTTATCAACCAATATCAAATTTAGCAAACATTAACCTAAAATATAATCCACTAAACATAATTGCCCTGCAGAATACAGCAGATAACTTATTTAGAAGCTTCGCCATTGAGCTCGGAGATCATATTCCAACAGTGGGATCTGGCCCTGACGGTACATTTGTATATTCAGAAATTGGCACAGGCAACCTAGTCGTTGATCTTATTGCGTTAGATCCAGAATACGAAGTAGAAATTCAAGTTCTTGCGGCTGGAGAGATTCTAGATGATACAATATACTAAGGATTATTATGATAACAAATACTGGTAAAAACATTCTTGCTAAATATCTGGTTGGGCAGGCACCAGCTTACGCCTCTTATATTGCTGTAGGCTGTGGCCCACAAGCTGTAGATAGAGATCTCGGAACCTTTGGAGACTATTCTTCAAAAAACTCTTTAGACTTTGAGATGTTCCGTGCACCGATTATTTCAAGAGGATACGTAAACGAAGATGGAATAGATAAGATCGTTCTTACTGCAGAAATGCCTACAGAAGAAAGATATGAAATTACAGAAATTGGAATTTTTTCAGCTGGGGCAAACCCATCAGCTTCAAATGTTGACAGTCGTCTTTTGTATGGATTTACTCAAACAGAGAACTGGGAGTACCACTCTGAAACGCTTGCCGAATCTATTGAAAGTATTTATAGTCCACTAGATGGTGGTAACAATGACAACATTATTATTGGTGAATATGACCCATATAATAGTGGAACTCCAAAAGACTATAAAGTATTTCAAACAAATGCAGATAACAGAATCTTTACACTAGAAGACAGAGTTCTTAGAAACGAAAGATGCAGGTTCTTAAATAACATTATTATGATGCGTGGAAACACTTCAGACATTTCCGTGGGGCTAGATGGAAGGCTTAATGTAGATTCTGGAAACCACATTCATCTTAATGGAATTAACACATCTATTTTTGATAGGCAAGCCCCGACAGATGAAATCAGGTTTGCCTTTTCTTTAGTCAATAAAGATGGTGGGTCTTTGCAGACGCCAGATGAGGTTAGAGTAATCCTTGAGTTCGCATCTGGTGAAGGAGCATCGGTGCAGGACTATGAGTCAGCAAGGTTTGAGTTTGCTTTGGAGAATGGAACTGAGCCAGGACAATTTGATTTTTCAAAAAATAGATATTTTGTTGTAACCAAGCAGCTACAAGAGCTATTTAAAAGCTCTAACTTTTCATGGACAGCAATGAACCTAAGTAAAATATACGTTTCTGTTGTTGATGATGGCTCTCCATCCGAAGAATACTACATAGCAATTGACGCGATAAGAGTTGAAAATGTAACAGCTCAAAATCCATTATATGGTTTAACTGGATATTCTGTAGTTAAAAGTATAGACGCTCTTCCATTAATCAAGATAGCCAATACTACAAACTACATTGAGTTTAGATTTGCGATAGGCATAGAGTAATGGTAGACAGAGGAATCAAAAAGGCAAAAGTTCTAGAGCGGAACCTTCCAGACATTATACCTACACTGCAAGGATATCTTGTTAGGTATAGAATTGTATCAGAGGACCGAAACAGGTTGTCACACTGGTCTCCTATATTTTTAGTTCAACCAGAATACACATTTGTTTCTGGAAATACTTCGCTAGGAAAATCATTAAATCATGTTGATATAGTTTGGGATGCTGTCACGATTGAAAAAGATGGGGCATATATCAGGAAAGCAAGAGATTATGATATTTGGCTTAGGTGGGACAAGGGGGATGGTGGAGACTGGATCTATGCAGAAAGAGTGCAGCAAAATTCAGCAACGTTTATTATTCCAAATACTTATTTCATTGAGGGGATAGATCAATCGACCAAGCCAGATGTGCTTACAGTAGAATTATTCCTAAAGGGAAGACCAATAACAAGGGACCTAGACTTTTTAAAAGTTTATACTATTGGACCAGAAGCAGTTTAGGTGCTATAATAGGAGAACTATGGCAATTATACCACTACCAGAAAGAGGTCAACCACTTGACCTCACATATATTTATCAGATAGCAAATGCAATTAATAACATTTCTACTCAGGTATCTTCCTCGACATACAAGTATGTGACGATTGATACCCCTAGTAATGGCAAGCAGAGCCTAAACAACTCTGAGACAAGAATGATCGCTGCCTACAAAGAAGTCGTAAATAATACGACTGTCAATGCTGGAAATGAAAAATCATTCGAGTACTTCATTGAGCCAGAGCTAAAGTATCCACCAATCGTAACAGCAACACCAATAAACATTGCTGATACATCTGCTGGCAAAAATGTAAGCGTAATCCTTAAAAGCGTAACTACTTCTAGGGTGGAGGGTGTTGTTAGGTTTAACTCTAGCGGAGATGCCTCGGTAGCTGTCAATATTATTATTATCGGCGTACCAAGCTAGTCGGTTAATTTTGGCACCGAATCCAAAACGTGGCTATAGAACTCGAGAAGAGTACAACGAGGCTCAAATTATTCCTGGCAATAAAAAGGTTTGGTTTTTAAATGGAGATCTTGTAAGATCTCATCACATAAATAGAGCAAATGGAATAATGTCTGTTTATAACATTATTCATGATAGGATTGAAAGCTGCTTAGTTTTTGATTTTAAAAGAAACAGGGAGCGAGCCTACACAGTGGGAGAGGCGGCTGATCTGGTAAATAGGCACAAGAAGTATATGCCACAGCTTATGAAGCGTGAAGTGATCCCCCGTCCGACAGGCTCTCAAAAAGGAGGGGCAACTGGATGGCAAGTAAGAAGTTATTATTCAGAGTCGCAAGTTAGAGAGATTCGTGATATACTTGCTTCCTACTCTATGGGGAGACCTAGGGCAGATAAGCTTATAACAAATAACATAACTCCATCTCCACAAGAGTTGACTAGAAGGATGGGAGATGGTATACTAACTTATACAAGAACAGAAGACGGAAGATTCATCCCAGTTTGGGCAGAGAGCATTTAAGAGAGAGAATGGTCATGAATAACGAAGAAACTAAGGTAACAGTCGGCTTGGGGTATACCCTCAACCTAGGAAACTTTCAATCATTGAGAGTGGACATTAGCGTTGCAGACAGCAAGCGTGATGGAGAAAACACAGAGCAAGCTTTTGATCGTGTCTACGCATTCGTAGAAGAGAAGCTGTCTGATAAGGTTCGAGAAGCCTCGTCTGAACTAGACAAGTAATGGCTGATCGCAAGGAGAGATTCTCTTTGCTCAGCCGATACGGCAAGTATCATACTGCACGGTATGAGCAGAGACCTCAAATCAATTTAAACGTAGAACAATGGGCAGCAGACGCTCTAGTAGAGTCTTATACCTTAGAGTATTGCTACGACCTGCTACAATACTATTTCGAAGTAGCCCAAAATCCAACATGGAAATATTTTGCTAACTACGCACATGACATCATTTCTAAGCGTGAAGTATACAAGCAAGATTTATCCGAGAGACAGCAGCGAAGAGCTGCAGCAAAGAAGTGGTTGAGTGAATAACGTAGAGTCCAAATTAATATCGGCAGTCCTAGAGGATAAGCAGGTGCACGTTTTGCTACAGGCAAACGTGGACAACCTTCTCCGTACCCATAAAGACATCTGGGAGTTTATACGAACCTACTCTGAGAGGAATGGGTCTGTACCTCCAACTTCAATACTTGTAGAAAAGTTTAGGGACTTTCAGCCTGTCCCAGGAATCGGAACCACCAAGTATCACTTGGAAGAGTTGCAGGCAGAGTATCTTAATGATAGCCTAAAGGACATGATCCGCACGGCAGCATCAGATATTCAAAATGGCGAAGGCGTCAAGGTATTGGAGTCATTAATTACTGATACTTCTGCCCTAAAGAAAAACACCTCTGCGATCAGGGACATTGACGCCACTGACATCGAAGACGCTGTTGCCTATTACGAGCATGTGCAAAAGCAAACTGCTCTTGGCGTACAAGGTATTAGAACGGGGCTTCCAGGATTTGACGACTATCTGCCAGCAGGAATTACTGCAGGACAGCTAGGGGTGTTCCTTGCGTATCCAGGTATTGGTAAGTCTTGGTTGTCCCTATACTTTGCGGTACAGGCATGGAAGCTAGGCAAGACTCCTATGGTAGTAAGCCTAGAGATGAGCGAGACAGAAGTTCGTAACCGTGTATTCACAATTATGGGAGAGGGGCTCTGGTCTCACAGGAAGCTTTCTGCAGGCGACGTAGAGGTAGAGGATCTCAGGCGTTGGCACAAGAGCAAGCTAGAGGGTAAGCCAGAGTTTCACATCATATCGAACGACTCTGGTGGAGAGGTAACGCCCTCGGTCATTAGAGGTAAGATCGATCAGTATAAACCAGACTTTATTATTGTTGACTACCTACAGCTTATGTCTCCAAACCAGAAGTCTGACAACGAGACTGTTAGGATGAAGAACCTTTCTCGAGAACTAAAGCTAATGGCTATCTCAGAAGAGATACCTATCCTAGCCATATCCTCAGCGACCCCAGATGACGTCACGAAGCTAGATACCGTGCCTACCCTAGGACAAACTGCTTGGAGTCGTCAGATCGCTTACGACGCCGACTGGGTACTTGCGCTGGGACGTGGACCAAACTCTGATGTAATTGAATGCGTATTTAGGAAAAACCGTAATGGTTTTATGGGGGAGTTTATGGTTCAGGCAGATTTTGATAAAGGTTGGTATAAATACCGAGCTTTCGAGGATGTGTAGTATACTATATGTATGGAAAGCTATCACCACAAGGTAATCAAAAGTTTCAATCTCCAGGGAGACATCTACGATGACTCCGCAATAGTAAGGCTACGAAAAGAGTACGCCACACTTTTGCGCACAGAGATGAGTCTTTCTGGCTACGTTCCTAGAATAGATATATCTCAAGACTTCACAATAGAATACAACGAAAAATCAAAGATATTCAACTTTAAACTAACAATATATGGTTCATACATAGGAAAGAAAAAAAGCGAATGGGTACTGGGACTAGACGGTTCAAAACCAATTTATACTCAGAAGAGCAAATCAAACGAGTTCTCACGGGATCAGGCCTCACAATAGAGGGTGAAGTCGATGTTGACTTCTTGCTGTTCTGCCCATTCCACCCAAACCACCGTACTCCAGCTGGAGAAGTTGACAAGTCCAAGGGAACTTTCTTTTGTTTTTCCTGCCACAAGGTTGCAGACTTAGAAGAACTGGTCATGCATACAACTGGCAGAACTTATTTCGAGTCAGCCAGATTTATCAAGAGCAAGCAAGCAGAAACTAACATAAGCCTAGAAGTTGAGAGAAAGCTAATAGACAAGCCTACGTACGTCTTGTTCGATGAAGTTACTATTCAGAGGCTTGCCTCTACGGCCTTACAGTCTCCGAGAGCAAAAAACTACTATTCTGGCAGAAACATTTCCGTAGAGTCCATGGAGACTTTTAAGCTTGGCTATTCTGAAAAGCGGGACATGGTGACTATTCCAGTCCACGCCCCAAACGGAATGCCTCTTGGTTTTGTGGGCAGATCCATCGAGGGTAAAGAGTTTAAGAACACCCCAGGATTGCCCAAAGCAAAGACCTTGTTCAACTTGCATAGAGTAAAGAATGCAGACAGAGTTTATGTTGTTGAATCTTCCTTTGACGCTATAAGGCTACACCAGTGTGGCTTTCCAGCGGTAGCTACCTTGGGATCAAACGTATCCAACATACAAACAGACCTACTACAAAAATACTTCAATAACGTAATTGTTATTGCGGATAATGATGAAGCAGGCGGTAACATGAAAGACAGGATAATTAAAAAACTTGGCTCTCGAGTATCCGTAATACAACTAAGTGAAAAATACAAAGACATTGGCGACATGTCTGACGAAGATATAAAAAAGTTGGAGTATTCGTTTGACAAATCAATAGCCAACATGCTAAAATAATACAAATAAAACAAGGAGAAAAAAATGAGTATTACAAGAGGACTAAAAGACATCAACGCACTACTAGACAAGCCAAAGTATGAGTCTGGCGGAGAAAAGGTTCGATGGCTGAAGCTTGCAGACGGACAGTCGGCAAAGATTAGGTTCATCGAAGAGCTTGACGAAGACTCTTCTAGCTATTCAGAGGATAGAGGTCTTGCAGTAGTTGTTAAGGAGCACACGAATCCCAAGGATTACAAGCGTAAGGCTTTGGACACCATGGATTCTGAAGGTCGTGACTGGGCAGAAGAGATGTCCAGAAAAGACCCAAAGGCAGGATGGAAAGCTCGACTACGTTTCTACTGTAACGTTCTTGTAGATGATGGTCTTGAGCCTCCATACGTTGCAGTTTGGTCCCAGGGTATTGGTAAGCAGTCTGCGTTCAATAACCTACGAGAGTATGCTCTAGAAACTGGAAGCATTTCAAATATGTCGTGGAAGATTAAGCGTAATGGTCAGGGAACAGAGACTAGCTACACCTTGATCCCGACATCTCCAGATTCTGAGCCTTTTGACTGGTCTGGACACACACCCTTCAATCTAGAGAAGGTTGTTCGTCACGTGCCATATGCAGAGCAGGAAAGCTTTTACCTGGGCTTTGACGCTCCAGCCTCGCTAACCTCTACCAATATTGACTGGTAAGTAACACATTGTGGGGGTAGCTAAGGTTACCCCCACTTTGTCATTTCTATTGACTTTTCATACTTCCCATGGCATACTTATTAAACACAAAAAAGAGGACACTTAATTGACGTATAACGGACTCCATGTTCACACACACTATAGTTTGTTTGATGGGATTGCTACGCCCCAGGAGTATGTCGACAGGGCAGAGATTTTAGGCATGAAAGCTTTAGCCATAACCGATCACGGATCTCTGTCTGGACACAGAGAGTTTTACCGAATGGCTAAGGAAAAGGGAATTAAACCTGTCCTAGGAGTAGAAGCCTACATAACTGCAGACAGATTTGACCAGCGAGGCAACGATGCCCGTGAAGGATTACTAGACTTAGTTTACAACCACGTTATCATCCTTGCTAAGAATCAGATTGGCTTAGAGAACCTAAACAAGCTAAATGAGATTGCTTGGACAGAAGGTTTCTTCAAGAAGCCACGCATTGACTACGAAGTTCTAGAGAAGTATGCAGAGGGGCTCATAGTGACCTCTGGCTGCCTCTCAGGAGCCCTCGCAAAGGCTATCGAAGCAGAAGAGCTGGCAGAAGCTAAGAGGATCATAGAGTGGCACAAGAGGGTATTTGGGGACGATTACTATATTGAGATCATGCCACATAATCCTCCAGAAGTAAACGTGCAATTGCTTGCATTGGCAGATCAGTATGGAGTTAAGCCTATCGTTACCCCAGACTGCCATCACGCAGATGAAAGCCAGAAAGAGATTCAGGAATTAAAGCTTATTCTTAATAGCTATTCCAACAAAGTATTAAAAGAATCTACCTACGACAAGTCACTGAAGCACGAAGGCCTAATGGATAGGCTTGACTATTTGTATGGTGAAAGGAAAATGTCTTTTGCCAACTTCGAGATTCACCTGCTTTCTGACGAAGAGATGCGCAACGCCATGAAGGCTCAGGGTATTGATAGAGAAGACATGTATGACTCTACTCGTGAAGTTGCGGATAAGGTGGAAGACTATGAGATCCAAGACCATCTAGACCTTTTGCCTGTTCAGTACCAGAACCCTAACGGAGAGCTTCGAGAGCTTGCCCTAGCTGGACTAGAGCTTCGAGGTGTGAACACTGAGGAATATCGGGAAAGACTAGACGAAGAGCTAGAGATCATTCAGAACAAGGACTTTGGTCCTTATTTTCTGGTTGTTCGTTCTATGATTGCTTGGGCAAAGAAACAGAACATTATGGTTGGACCAGGAAGAGGCTCTTCCGCAGGATCCTTGCTCTGCTACGCCTTAGAGATTACGGACATTGACCCTATTCAGCATGGACTCCTGTTCTTTAGGTTTATCAATCCAGAGCGTAATGACTTTCCAGATATCGATACCGACATTCAGGACACAAGGCGTGAAGACGTCAAAGATTATTTAGTTAGACAGTACAAGCATGTTGCATCCATCGCTACATTCCTACAGTTTAAAGACAAGGGTGTTGTCCGAGACATAGCTCGAGTCTTGCACATCCCTCTGACAGACGTCAACAAGGTTCTAAAGGTAATTGACACCTGGGAAGATTACTGCCGATCCAAGCAGTCTCAATGGTTTAGGGACAAGTACCCAGAGATTGAACACTACGGAGAGCAGTTGAGGGGCCGAATCAGGGGCACTGGTATCCACGCAGCAGGTGTTGTAACATCCAAGCAGCCTATCTTCAAGTTTGCCCCTATGGAGACTAGGGTCTCTCCTGGAAACAAGGAGAGGATTCCCGTAGTCGCAGTAGACATGGAAGAAGCAGAGCGTATCGGTCTGATTAAGATAGACGCACTAGGTCTAAAAACATTATCTGTTCTAAAAGACACCCTAGACATAATCGAAAGTCGCCATGGGAAAAAGATAGATCTTCTTAAGACAGATATGGAAGATTCCAAGGTGTATCAAATGCTGTCTGACGGATACACCAAGGGTGTGTTTCAGTGTGAAGCAACACCTTACACAAACCTTCTCGTAAAGATGCGTGTTAAAAACTTTGCAGAGCTTACGGCATCCAATGCTTTGGTCCGTCCAGGAGCTGCGAACACTATTGGTAAAGACTACATTGCTCGGAAGCAAGGCCGTCAAAGCATAAGCTACCACCACCAGGTATTCAAGCAGTTTACTGTTGAGACCTATGGCTGTGTCCTGTATCAAGAGCAGGTTATGCAAGCTTGTGTTCACTTGGGTGGCATGTCTATGGCCGAAGCTGACAAGGTTCGTAAAATCATTGGAAAGAAGAAAGACGCAAAAGAGTTTGACGTTTTCAAGGACAAGTTTATTGCTGGCGCTTCTCAGTATCTTAGCCCTAACGTGGCTGCCGATCTGTGGCATGACTTTGAAGCACACGCAGGGTATTCTTTTAATAAGTCTCACGCCGTAGCCTACTCCACGCTTTCATACTGGACGGCATGGCTAAAGACACACTATCCCCTAGAGTTTATGTATTCCATTCTAAAGAATGAGAAAGACAAGGATGCTAGGACAGAGTACCTTATCGAAGCTAAGCGTATGGGGATTCCCATCAAGCTTCCTCATGTTAACGACTCTGACGGCGACTTTAAGATCGAAGGCAAGGGTATCCGTTTTGGGCTAACAGGAATCAAGTACATCTCAGATAACATTGCAGCTAAGTTCATGGCTTCCAGACCGTTTAGCTCTTACCAAGAGCTGGAGAAGTTCTGCCTGACCAAAGGTAGTGGCGTGAATAGCAGGTCCTTGCAAGCACTACGGGTAGTCGGGGCAGCAACATTTGAAGACAATCCCCGTAACGACCAAGAGATTAAGGAAAACCTTTATGACTTCTTAAATCTACCAGAGTTCAATATATCAGTTCCGCAACACTTCCACGCATTCATAAGCGACGTTGAGGAGTTCGAGGAAAAGGGATCCTACATCTTAATGGGTATGGTCAAGAGCATTAAGCGTGGACCTGGGTGGTCTCGTGTAGAGCTACTTGATAAGACTGGCAGCACTGGGATCTTTGATGACGAGCAAACAACCATAGAGCCAGGAAAGACTTACCTTCTTCTAGCTAGTGATAACAGGGTGTTGAATGCTATTCAGATTGACGATATTGGTAAGGTAGAATCATCACTAACTAAATACCTTAACTACAAGACTCTTCCCTTTAAGGATGAGGAGATGTACGTGGTATCGTTTAAGCCTAGGGTAACTAAAGCTGGAAAGAAAATGGCATACTTAACACTGGCAGATGCTTCCAGGGAGCTTCATCCAGTAACAGTCTTCCCTACGCAATTTGCTAAGGCATACATGAAAATACAAGAAGGCAGCTCGTATGTCTTCAGCTTCGCAAAAACAAAAGATGGAACAATAATTATGGAGGACGTACATGACAACAATTGATGAGGCTCTAGCTTTGTTAGATCCAAGGTTACGAAAGAAAGTGGCACCAGCCGTGGGCATTAAGACAGAGTTTCAGCCTACTCCCAGTCCGGGACTTAATAAAGCATTGGGTGGAGGATTCCCCTATGGAAGGCAGGTTCTTCTTTGGGGAAGCAAGTCAAGTGCAAAATCTTCTCTGTGCCTGCAGACAATCGGGTTGGCACAAAAAGAAGGAAAGCTTTGTGCTTGGGTTGACGCAGAGATGTCCTACGATGCAGAATGGGCTGAGAGGCTAGGAGTAGATCCCACACAGCTGATTTACTCAGAGGCCAGGAGCATCAACGACATGGTAGATGTTGTCGTGGCCCTGCTGCATGCAGGCGTAGACATGATTGTGATAGATAGTATAAGCTCTCTTCTTCCAGCGGTATACTTCGAGAAAGACTCTACAGAGTTGAAGCAGCTAGACAACACTAAGCAGATTGGGTCAGAGTCAAAGGACCTAAAGCATGCTTGGATGATGATTAACTATGCGAATAATCAGGAGAAGCCAGCTCTTATTGTGGCTATCTCTCAGGCCAGGAATAACATTACAGCAATGTATACTCAGTCTATTCCAACTGGAGGTAATGCAACTCAGTTCTTTTCCTCGACTATCGTAAAGCTGTTCTCATCCTCATCTGATGGTCAGGCCATTAAAGGCAAGATTCAAGTTGGAGACAAGCTGATAGAGCAAAAGCTAGGTCGGACAGTTCGCTGGGAGGTTCAAAACTCTAAGACCTCTGCACCAGGAGAGTCTGGAGAGTATGGGTTTTACTATAAGGGAGATCTTATTGGAATCGATGTTATTGGAGACCTCGTAGACACGGCAGAGATGGTGGGCTATGTGGAGCGTACAGGGGCTTGGTACATCCTTCCAGACGGGACCAAGGTTCAGGGAAGAGATGCGTTCGTAAAACGTGTCAGGGAGGACTCTGCCCTTCAGCAAGAGCTTAGGGGCAAGGTTAATGGGCTCTAGCCGATACAGCATATACACCGGAAAGTTTAATTGTCATGTATGCAAGGACCCCGTGACCTCTCTTAGGCATTATCCAGAGGTAACGGAGCTTACTTGGGTGTGTGGACAAAACCACCTAACTAAGGTACAATTAACTATAAAGAAGATAAAGAGAGACCATGAGCGAGAGAAGTGAAGCTAAGAGAATGGGCGCCAAGCTTGGCAAGAATTCTGGAAGAGGCCAAACAAAAGGTGACGCATTTTGGAAAGGCTTTACTGTTGATTTTAAAGAAGTGGGTAAAAGCTTTACTATCAATAAAGATGTTTGGGCCAAGGCCTCTACGGATGCAGTCAAGAATAAGAACGATCCTGCAATAATTGCAGTTATAGGAACAGATTCATTTAAGACAAGGCTAGCCATCATAGAGCTATCGCTATTAGAGCAACTATTGGAAGAGAGAGAACAATGAAGACACTAATGCTAGATATAGAAACAACACCCCTGCAGGTTTATACTTGGGGATTGTGGGATCAAAATATTGGAATTAATCAGATTATCAAGAACACAGAGATGATGTGCTTCGGCGCTCGCTGGTATGGACAAAAGAAAACAGTCTTCAAGTCTGTTCACCACGATGGCAAGAAGAACATGCTAGAGTCTCTTTGGAGCCTAATGGACGAAGCAGATGTTCTTGTTGGCTGGAACTCAGCTGCGTTTGACCACAAGCACATCAACAGGGAGTTTTTAGAGAACGGCTTCTCAGCTCCTGAACCAACCAAAGACCTAGACCTTATGAGTATCGTAAAGGCTAACTTCAAGTTCCCGTCTAACAAGTTAGACTATGTTGCTCAGACTCTTGGGGTTGGCTCCAAGGTCAAGCACTCGGGATTTGACCTATGGCTAAAGTGTATGGCAGGAGATCCAAAAGCTTGGGTCGAGATGAAGAAGTACCAGATTCAAGATGTTAACCTGCTAGACGAGCTCTACGATATTCTTGTGCCTTGGTTTCCAGCTTCTGGAAGCGTCACTAGCAAGGAGAGACAAGACATAGCAGACTCCATGAAAGAGAATCCTGTTGACGCAGCCTAGGGCTGAGATGGTGTATACTAGAGTAAAGGTATAATATGGAAAACAATACACAGGACAGAAGCACTCTAGACCAGGTAAACGGTTTGGCCGAGATAGCAGACTTCATGCAAGATGAGGAGCTAACGGCTGCGCTTGTTATGGTTGCTAAATTAATTATTAAGCCAGACATTCCTTTCCAGGTTGCAGTGGTAGAGATTGTAAGGCTACAGGCGATCGCAGCAAAAATGTCTTTTCGTGCAACTTGGATGGTAAACGTAGAAAAAGGAGATAGAGCGAAGAAAAACATATACTTTACAGCAGCAGAG